GGCGAGGAGTTCGCCCGGCTGAAGCGCGGTGAGCCGGGATGAGCGTGCAGGAGGTTGCGTACTGCACCCGCGAGGAAGTTCACGCCGCTGCGGACTTCTCCGACGGGATCACGGCCGAGATCCAGCGGAAGACCGACCGGGCCATCCAGGACGCCAGCCGGAACATCGAGGGCAACCTGCACCGCCTGTTCTATCCCTGGGACGGGACGAAGTGGTTCGACTGGCCCAATTTCCAGTACGCCTCGCCGTGGAAGCTGTGGCTTGACCGCAATGACCTGCTGGTCCTGGCCGCGTTCTCAAGCGGCGGGGTCGACATCCCGCTCAACGCCTGCTTCCTCAGGCCCGCGAACAGGCGGCCCGGCTACCCGTACACATCGGTTGAGCTTGACCGGTCCTCCGGGTCGACGTTCGGCGGGAACAGCGCGACGCCGCAGAACGCGATCAAGGCGACGGGTACCTGGGGCTTCACCGCCGAAGCCGACTCCGCCGGAACGCTCGCCGCCGCCGTCACCTCGGCCGGGCAGGCGACGATCACGATCTCGGACGCCTCGCAGGTGGGCGTCGGAGACCTGCTGATCCTCGGCTACGGGCGCGGCACCCCGGCCTTCCCCGCTGACGCGCTGGGCCACGCCGGGGCGATCGCGCCCTACCTCGGCGAGCGGGTCCTGGTATCTGACCGGCAGGCAGCAGACACCGGACTGGTCCAGGCCGGATCGGGCTGCACGACGCCGGGCAACGCCGACACGGTCCTGCAGTGGACGGGCTCGGGCACGGTGAATCCGGGCGAAGTCCTGCTGCTCGATCAGGAGCAGATGCTGGTGCAGGGCGTCGCGGGCTCGGTGGCCACCGTTCAGCGCGCTTACAACGGCACCCAGCTTCAGCAGCACTCCGCGGCCGGGATCTGGGCCTACCGGTCGCTGAGCGTGCTCCGGGGCTACCTGGGCACCACGGCCGCGACCTGGACGAACGGGACTGCGGTGTACCGGCACCGGGTGCCGGCCCTGGTCAAGTCGCTCGCCATCGCCGAGGCAGGGAACCGGCCGCTGCAGGAGACCAGCGGCTACGCCCGCACGGTCGGCTCCGCCGATGCGGCTATCCCGGCCCCCGGAACCGCCCTCGCGGACCTCTGGGACGAGGCCACCACCGCCTACGGCCGCAAGGCACGAAGCCGGGTGATCTGACATGGCCTTCGATGAGGCAGCCGTGACCGCCCTCTACGCCGCGGCAGTGTCCAGGGCGCAGAAGCTGAGCGTCTTCGAGCGGGTCAGCGACCACGAGCCCAAGTCGCCGCCCGGCGCCGGCCTGTCGTGCTCGTTCGCCGGCGCCGAGATCCGCCCGGTCACCTCCTCGGGCCTGGCGTCCACCAGCGGCGTAGTCGTACTGACCGCCCGGATCTACAAGAGCCGGAACGCGAAGCCGGAGGGCAACGTCGACCCGGAGGTTTTCGCTGCTGCGTCGGCCCTGATCGGGGCGTTCTCCGAGGACTTCACGGTCGGGGGCACGGTCCGGGAGGTTGACCTGCTCGGCCAGTTCGGCACGGCGCTGAGTGCCCGGCTGGGGTGGCTGGACTTCCAGAACGGCATGTGGCGGGTCGGGGAAATCACCATCCCGTTCGTCGTGGATGACATGTGGCAGCAAGGGGACGACTGATGACCGCTTACAAGATCCTCCTCGCCGACTCGCTGCTGAGCATGGGCCTGGTGTGGCCGGAAGGCTGCTCGCTGGTCCGCCAGCTTGATCAGGCCACCGCCGGCACTCACTGGCACCTGTTCGAGGACCCGGACGCGCCAGCGGAGCTTGAAGGCCGCGACGTTGAGCTGACCCTGGCCCGGATCGACGGCAAGCCCGTAATCACCGGGCGGCGGGTCATCCTCGTCCACCGGATGCCCGCCGATGACAGCGACGGCACCTTGCCGTGCTGCGGGCTGCCTTACTACGAGATGCCGCGCTCGGACACCATGTCGGCCGATCCGGGCGATGTCACCTGCGGTACCGGCGCGGGCGGTGACGGCTGATGGCCGGGGTTCTCAGGATCAACGCCGGCACCGAGGCAGGCGGCCCGATCTTCGACGGACGCGCGGATGCCCTGCTGAACCAGTGGGCCCACGACACCGCCGATGAGCTGGGCAAGCTCGGCGAGGCGAAGCTCAGGGCCTTCCCGATGGACAAGTCGGGCCGGGCCAGCGGCGGCTTCCAGGCGAACATTCACGCGATCACGGACGGCCCGGAGTCGCACATCAGGGGACCGATGATCAGGGGCGTCACCTGGTCGCCGTGGCTTGAGGGCACGTCGAGCCGGAACCAGCCGACCGGATTCGGCGGCTACAGGCTCTTCCGCAAGACCCGGCTCGACCTGCAGAAGGCGGCGGCCGGGGTCGGCGAGAAGCACGCCGGGCGGCTCATCGCAGAGATGGGCGGTGGCTGACAATGGGCAAGCAAGGGGGCCTGGGGGCCGCGCTGTGGGTCGGCGGCACTGACGTGTCCGGCGACACGCAGGCCCTGGATATCTCCGCCCCCATAGCGGACCTCGATGTCACCGACATCACCCAGCCGGCGCATTCGCGGCTGCCCGGGCTGCGTGACGGGGCGATCAAGATCACCACGTTCTGGGATTCCCTGCTGGCGCACCCGGTCTACAGCGCACTGCCGACAGCGGACGTGATCGTGACGTTCGCTGTCGCGACGCCGTCGCTGGCGGTTGGCGCCCCGGCGGTGTGCCAGGTGTCCAAGCAGGTCAACTACGACCCGACCAGGGCCGCTGACGGGTCACTGACCGCCGTGGTCGACGCGGTCGCGAACGCGGACGGCCAGGAGTGGGGAGTGCTGCTGACGCCCGGCATGCGCACCGACACGGCGGCGGTGAACGGCACCAGCTTCGACACGGGCGGCTCGCTGGCTTTCGGCGGCCAGGCCTACCTTCATGCGGCGTCGTTCGCCGGGACCGATGTCACTGTGACCATCCAGGACAGCGCGGACAACGCCACCTTCGCCAACGTGACCGGGCTGTCGTTCGCGCAGATCACCGGCAGCACGCCGCTGGCGCAGCGGATCGCGATCGGCAACACGTCGACGATCCGGCGTTACGTCCGGGCCGTCACGACGACTGGCGGCGGCTTCACCAGCCTGAGGTTCGGTGTCGTCCTGAACAAGAACCCGATCACGGGATTCGTCACGTGAGCCCGCTGATGCCGCCGGACGCCTACAAGACATACGCCGTCGCCGCGCCCCTCGGAACCCATCACCGGAAGGCGACCTGCGCGGAGGTCGATTGCCCGCACTACCTGGAGGGCTGGTCGTTCCATGTCGAGGCGATGCTGCAGCTGAATCCCGCCTGGGAGCACGCCGCCCGCAACTCGGGCCGCAAGTTCGCCGAGGTCAGCTACGGCGAGGGGCAGACATGGCTGATCTTCGAGGCCGGGCAGCCGTGCTTCGCGGCGAGCGGGCACCGCAAGCGGCTTGACCGGCTCGACAGCTTCATTATCCGCGACGGAGACGGCCGGGCCAACCCGACCGGGCGGCGCGCCGTCGTGAGCCCGCAGGCGTTCGTCGACGACTTCGGCGAGCACCAGGACCGGCTCGCTCGGGCCGCAGAGAAGGGCTGATCGCCCATGACGAATTTCATCAAGGAGGGCAGTAGTCATCAGCAAAGCTAGCGGCCTAGGCCAGACCACGCTGTCCGTGGACGATGCTTCCAGCGCGCAGCAGGCCATCAAGAACGATTTCACGAACTGGACGCTGTCGACGCCGCGCGCGATCCAGGACATCACGGGCGTCGACAAGTCAGCGAAGGAGACCCTGCAGCTCCTGGCCGACATCGCGTTCACCGGCAACGGGGTGTTCAATGCTGCGCCGAACATGTCGCACGCGGTGTTCTCGACAATCTCGTCAACGTCGGTACCGCGCCTGGTCACGATCGTGATCAACGGCAAGACGTTCGCGCCGGTCCTGAACCTGAACGACTACAACCTGACCCGCGCGGCCAGCGGCGAGCTGACGTGGTCCGTACCGGGTGTTTTGTCGAACGGTGTCGTGCCCACGTGGAGCTAGCCGCAATATACCGAATTGCGTCGGTCAGGATCCCGGCATGGAGCTGACCGGGGAGGTCGGCAAGCTGTTCGCGCCCCGCATCTTCCGCATCACGTTCCCGCCGTCGCGGCGCTGGCACGGGCTGGAGGCGCGGATCTGGGATGCGCCGGCCGGCGCGCTGGCGACCATGCTGATCGCCGCGCCGCTGGCCGCCGAGGTCGCGGCCGGGAGCCCGCGCGCGATCACGGTGCATCACGGCACCGCCGCCGACTTGCTGATCCGCGAGTTCGCGCCGCTGATCACCGAGTGGAACGCAAGCGACGGCAACGGCAATCCGGTGCAGCCGGACGAGGCCGGCCTGCGCGGCGCTGACTTCGCGATGGTGATGGCGCTGTTCGAGGAGTGGCGGATCGGCCGGGCCGAGAGGCCTGACCAGGACGACGAAGACGAAGAAGCCGTCGACCTGTCGTCCATTCCGATGACTCCGGTTCCGTCAGCGCCGGGGTAATGAGTGCCCAGCAACTACGTCGAGATCGCGATCAGGGCCCGCGACGAGGCCAAGCCGCCGCTCGATGACCTGAAGCTGGCGCTCGACGCGCTGAGCCGCAAGGTCGCGACGGCGCTGGCCGAGGTCGACGACAAGGA